TCGGAACTGCCGTCTATGGGCTCGGCGTGGTCGCCGGGGTCTTCGGTGAGTGAATGGGCGGAGGCCTTGCGGATGGCCTCGCGGAGATAGGTGCGGATGACGGGGATGCCGAGCTTGCCGCCGAGCGCCTCGTTGGCTGCGGTGAGCGCCTCTTCGAGCTTGGCGACCGCGGCGGCGACAGGGTCCGTTTCGGCAAGGCTGCGGGGGTCTTCGCTTGCCTTCATGTTGTCGGGCACGTCGTCTTCCGTCTTGCCGGGGTTCGCCTTCAGCCACTTGGCACGCATCTTGGCCTTGATGAACTCGGGGATGGCGGCGAGAGTCACCTCGGACAGCGACAGCGTCACCACGGCGCGCTGCTTCTCGGCGGCGTTCTTGACGCCGGGCATGAGGCGCAGGACGGGCGTGTTCGTCAGGGTCAGCGAGCGCAGCACGTTCTCAACCTTCTCGCCGGTGTCGTTCAAGGTGACGGGGCCGATCTCGACGCTGCCGTACTTGTACTGGTCGTCGCTGAGCATGCCGGCGCCAAAGCCGGTCCACTTGACGTCCGCCCAGAGTGCCAGGCCGGTGACGTCCTCCTCCTCGTAGCTGGCGAGGTAGACGCGCTTCACCCACCCGGCCGCCGGCACCGAAGTGTCATGCTTTCCGGAGCTGTCGACGACAGGCTCGGTGCCGAGAATGCCCGCCTCAAAGTTGGCGATCATCTCGTTGGCGAGGTCTTCCGTCAGCGCCAGGTCCGGGTAGAGGGTGCTGTGCCACTCGCCAATCGGGAAGACCATCATTGGGGTCGTGTCGCCCGCGGCGATCGTCTCAGCGAGGCGCAGGCGGAAGAGTTCGGCGATGCCGTTCATGCGGATGCTCCTTGGTCCTGTGCGATCTCGTAGACCACGAGGCATCTGCAGCGGTCGCCACCCTCGCAGTCCGGGTTTGGCGTCCAGCTCTCGGCCAGCGTCAGGTCCGTTGTGGTGTCACCGTCCTGTGCACCACAGGGGTCGCATGTGGCGCCATCGAGCAGCGCCGAGTACGCGGCGTCCTCGATCTGTTGCGCTTGCGCCTGCGCCTCGTCTGCGCGGCCGAGCTGCATGAGGTCGGAGACGATGCCCGCGAAGCGCAGGGCGGCGGCGTCGGACTCGCGCACGATGGCCGTCGCGAGTCCGGCCTCGTCGACCGGCACGCCGCTGGCCAGGCGCGCAGCGGCAGCGGCGGCGGCGGCCTGAGTGGCGGCGGCAAGACTGCGCGCAGCCATCTCGGACTGCTGCGCGATCGCTGCGTCCTTGGCAGCGCGCTGGGGGCTCACCTTCGGCTTCTCCGCGGCGGCGATGCGCGCGCCAACGGCGTCAGGCGTCCACGGCTTGCCGGCCTTCTGGCGCGCCAGCTCGTCGCGTACCTGCACCATGCCGGCGTCGTAGAAGTCAAGAAGCACTGCCGAGATCTCGGCGGTCAATTTGTCGACCATGGGCGGCGCGCCCGCTGCGAACTTTGGCAACTGCCCCTTGTCGGCAGCGATGCGAGCGCGCCGCCCGAGTTCGGCCGCGAGGGCGTCTCGGGTCGCCTGCGTGGCCACGCGGATCGCCGTCCGTGAGTCGTCGAAACGGGAGGTCAGCTCGGCGAGGTTCAGGTAGACCTCGACGCCACGCGGAGGGCGGAGCTCGGCAAGCTGGAGGCCGGGACCGTGAGAATGTGGTGCCTCACTGGCCTTGGCTCCGCCCTCTGGCGGCTGTCCATCGCCTGCCGGTGGCTGCGGCGGGACGACTTTGGCGGGGGTCGGAGGAATCTTCTTCGCGTCGACGACGACCTGTGCGTCTGTACCCTCTGGCATGCCAGCCTCGGAGCGCGCCCACTCCTGCACCTCGGGGGACAACGTGGGGAACGCCTGGGAAAACCACAGCAGGGCCTGCGCGAAGGACTTGAGGTCGACGGCCTGCACGTTGCCGAAACGCAGCTTGGGCAGGTTGTCGTCGCGGGGGAAGTTCTCGGCAATGAGCTGGTGGATGAGCCCGCCGCGGGCGTTGAGCACGTCCTCGCGGCCCTTGGCCTCAGCCTGGATGCCGTTGTTGAACAGGTCGGAGAGCGTCGTGCCGAGGGCGCGGCTGCCGGAATTGCTCGTGCCGAGGTCGAAGACCTGAGCTTGGCAGACAGAGGTGATCTCGGTGTCACGCTGCTTGATGGCTTCGAGGATGTCCGAGATGTTCGCATTGCCGGTGAGCAGCGTGATCCGCGTGTCGGCCGTGTGGCGGAAGAAGGCGTCAGGCGTGAGCCCGAAGCGGCGCCCCATGTTGTCGAGCTTGGCCGCGGTTTCGTTGTCAGGCTCGTCGTCGGTCTCGATGTCAGGCACGCCGCCGAGCTTGCGGGCCATGATCGGCAGCTCGATCTCGAGCTCCTCCTTGATCTTCCAGGGCTTGTACATGGGCCGCATAATGGAGCGGCCGGTGAACGAGTCGCCCTCCTTCTGGTGGGCGAACCAGACGATCTTCTCGCCGGGGATTACGCGCTCGCCGCCGTCGATCGGACGCTGCACGACGTGATCTATGGCGCCATCTTTGACGTGGATGTCCTCGACCCAGATGGACGAGGCGGGGCGCAGCGCCAGGCGGCAGCGCGCCTCGCCGTCCTCGATCCGCCAGACGATCTCGAAGCATGAGAAGCCGTAGTCGAGGGACAGTAGGGAGTCCTGCAGGAAGCTGCGCCAGGGGAAGTCGTTCAGCAACAGGCGCTCGGCGAGTTCTGCCTTGGCAGCGGCGTCGGGGTTCTCAACCACTCCCTGCGCGTTCTTAGCTCCGCCGGGGGCAGGCTCCATGTGGGCCTGCGCCTGCAGCATGGGCAGGTTCTGGGCCTGGCGCAGGCCCCAGATGTGGGGGTCGCTCCAGCGCATGCGCCGGTAGAGCGTGCCGCCCTGACGACCGCGCAGTTCGTACTTGTACTCGGGGTCGATGAGGCTGGCCGTGCCGTCATTGGAGGTCGCGTAGGAGACGGAGTTGGAGCCGCGCTCGGTGGTGTCCGTGCCCTTGCCGCCCTCGGTTAGAGACAGCGAAGCCGGGCGTTCAGAGCTGAACGCCCAGCGAGCCGCAGCAGTGATGCGGTCGGTGATGGCCACGGCATAAGCCTGCGGCCGGTCGCGTGGTGAAATTGGCTGTAGTTTGCGAGGCTAGAAGCCGCTCGGACGACTGCCTGACATGTTCGTCGAGATGCCGCCGCCAGAGGACGCTCCTCGGCGCCGGCGGTAGCGACAGATGTGCCAGTAGCGAAGCGCGTCGAGGGGATGCGAGTAGACCTTGTGGTCGGTGTCGTAGATGTTGTCGTCGTTACGATGCGGTTGGACGTTCGCGAGGGCCGCGATCAGGCCGGCGCAGCGCGGGTGAACGATGAGGCGCTTCTGCGTGTCCTCGATGGCAACTCCGGACTCGTCGCCGATGGACTCCATCATCAGTGTCACGCCGTCGTTCACCTTGCTGGGCTTGCCCTCGCAACGCATGCCGAGGTCGCGGAAGACGTCAAACTCGCTACGCTTCGTCTGCGTGTTGCGATATCTGCCGGCGGGGTCGGAAAAGGGGCCGCGGACCTTGACGCCGAACTTGTACCGCGCCAGCCTCGCGAGGATGCCCTCTCCAAAGTCAGTGGTGCGCGGCTCGTCGACGGGCAGGTACTCATCGAAGACGAAGGGCTGGCCCGAGGGAGATATCTGCAGGAAGAGCGCGGCCGGGTGCGCGAGCCCCCAGTCGACGCACGTCTCTGTTGCCCAGCCCGGCACGACGTCGAACTCGCGCACGTTCTGCGCCCGCTTGAAGCACTTGAAGAAGGCGCCTTCACGGGGCCGGAAGACGTCGGTGATGTCGCGTGCCAGCTCACGGGCTGCGAGGTCGGGGTCGGCCGCCTCGTCGACGTTCTGCCGGAACCACTCGTCGTCGCGCCGCGGGTCTGCGGTCGCGGACACGAAGTGAGACCGCCACTTGCCCTTGCCGCCCTCCGCGTTCTTGAAGAGCGTGGCAAAGTCGTCCGCGTCGCCGTCGCCGGTCGAGACCACGTGCACCCGGTGGGCGCCATGCTCGAGCGCGGCGAGCTGCTGCATTGGCCATGGCCAGGAGGCGAACTCGTCGCAGAGAGTCCAGTAGGCGGCGTCTCCGCGGGCGATGTGGCGCGTTGCCGTTTTGGTCTGGAAGCGGCTGCCGTTCTCCAGCGTGATGCTGGTGGTCGTCTTGCCGACGATTGTCGGTCGCCAGGCATCCATCGCCGCGGGCGACCCAGGCAGCACGGCCATGTGCGGCGGGTCGGTGTTGGCGTCGTAGCCCATGAGGATCAGCAGGCGGCGAATCGCGTCCTTGGCGTCGTCGCCGGACTGACGGGCGATGTTGAAGAGACGGTTTCCGCCGACGATGCCGGCGTGCAGCATGGCTGCCAATTCGAGCCAGGTGATGCCGATCTGCCTGCCCTTGGGGACCACGAGGAAGCGCTCGCGCTCGATCACCCCGAGGGCGACTCGTTGGTCAGGCCACAGGTGGAAGGGGATGAGGCCGACCTCGGTCGCGCCTTCCTTCTCGACGATCAGGCAGGACTCGACGAAGTCCTCGACCGGGATAGGCCCAACGTGGCGGTTTGATCCGACCAGGGGCTCGTCGATGCGCGCCGCGAGCTCCTGGACGACCTGCTCCTCGGGCATCCGGGCGACGACGCGCTCGATCCTACTGCGCAGATCCTCGCGTGATTGCGTCAGCTTCACCGATTACGTCCTCGAGTAGCAGGTCGACAAGCTGCTGCCGCGCCGTGGCGATGTCCACCCGTAGCGGCGCCTTGAGCCCAAGCAGCTCGTCGATCTTCTCCTGCGCGGCGAGCGCGGTGCGGTGGTCCTTGTCGGTCATGCAGCGCGCGAAGATATCGTGCTTGCGCGCCAGTGAGCGGCCGAACTCAAGGTCGCGATCGACTGCGCCGGACTCAATCAGGAGCTGCTCTGCCTGCTTCATATAGCGGTCGATCGCGCTTTCGCTCTTCGGCCAGGTGGGGTACTTCGAGCGCACGTGGTCCATGATGCGCTGGCGGTCGAGGCCGAGCAGCAGCAGCCGGTAGACGATGTCGACGCGGACGCGAATGGCGGCCCTTCCCGACTTATTGCCGCTCACGGAAGGCGCTCCGCCGCCACGTCCGCGAAGCTGCGCCCATCACCCTCGAGCGTCGCTGCCGCGCCCGCGTAGGCCTCCCAGCGCGCCACGGCCACGTCGACGAAGGCGGGGCTCTGCTCCATGGCGCAGCAGGCTCGGCCAGTGTTCTCGGCAGCGATGATCGCCGTGCCACTGCCGCTGAACGGCTCATAGATGAGGCCGCCGAGCTTGGTGTGGTAGAGGATCGGGCGACGAATCAGCTCGACCGGCTTCATTGTCGGGTGCAGGTTGCCCGGCGCGTCCTCGATCTTCGACTCAATCTCCCAGACGGCGGTGGCGTTCGCCGGCGGTCTGATCGCTGACCCGGGCCGCTCGCCTTGGAGCCAGCCGTACATCATCGGCTCGTAGTCCCACATGAAGTCGCAGCGCGTGAGCACGTGGCGACTCTTCTTCCAGATCAACACCTGGTGGGGCAGGAGGCCCACCTCGCGCCAGGCCTCCAAGACGATGTCGACCTTCATCATGCCAAACCACTGGTAGACAACAGGCCGCGGCGAGAGCGCGACCTCGAGCGCGATTGAGAGGAAGTCGCGGTAGAAGGTGACGGAGCTGTCGTGGTCGGTGTAGGCGTCCCAGTGCTTCGTCCCTGCGTCTTTCTCGGCGCCGGGCTTCTTGCCGCCATTGGCCCAGGTCTGGGGATGGTTGCCGCCGTCGTAGTCGACGAGGTAGGGCGGGTCGGTGGCCATGAGCGTGGCGCGCTTGCCGTCCATCAGGCGCTTCACGTCGTCGGAGCTGGTGGAGTCCCCGCAGAGCAGTCGATGCTTGCCCAGCAGCCACAGGTCGCCGGTGCGCGAGGCGGGGATCTCGGGCGGGTCGCAAGGCGTGTCCTCGTCCGTCAGACCCTCGGTCGGCTCTGCGAGCAGCGCCGCGATCTCGTCCTCATCGAAGCCCGTGAGCACCAGGTCAACGTCGAGGCCGAGCAGCTCCTCCAGCTCGATCGCGAGCAGCTCGTCGTCCCACGAGGTCTCCATGGCAGTGCGGTTGTCGGCGAGGCGCAGGGCTTTGACCTTGGCCGGCGAGAGGTCGGCGCAGACGATCACCGGGACCTTGGCAAGCTCGAGGCGCTGGGCCGCGAGGAGGCGTGTGTGGCCGGCGATGATCACGCCCTCGCCGTCGACGAGGATCGGGTTCTTGAAGCCGAACTCGTGGATGCTGCCGGCAACCTTGGCGATCGCCTGCTCAGGACACTGCCTGGCGTTGCGTGCGTAGGGCGTGGGCTTCGTGGTTGGCCACCACTCGACCAGCAGCACTGTGCTTTCGCTGGTACTCATGCCCCCACTCTCCCGCTTGTGCCCGGCGAAATTGGCGCAAGTTTGCGTCCCGCCCGGCCGGCGCCGACGATGCGCACGATCCCACTGGCCCGCAGGCGGCAGACGGACTCCTTGACGGCGCGGTAGTTCTCCTCGAAAGGATCGCAGCCCAGCGCCCGGTAGAGGTTCACCGGCTGGCCGCGCGCCCGCCACAGCAGCACGAGTACGCGCTCGTCGAGGTGGGCGTCGTGGCGAGGGTTGTAGCCGCTGGTGGGGTGGCAGTCGCAGACCAGGTCACCGAGGCAGTGATCACCGCGCAGCTCGGCGCCGCAGACAACGCAGTGCGGACTGTCCTGGCGCAGAATGCTGCGCCGGCGGGCGGGCTTGACGACGATGGGCTCGGGGCGGGCGGGGCGGTGGGGGGAGACCACGTCACAGGTCCATGACTTGGCACATTGTCTCTATGGCGAGCCCGACCGCCACGACCGTGCGGTTCTCGACGAGAGCGACGGTGTGCCGTGCCCAGGTGCGGCCGTGCATGCCGCAGTAGTCAGATCCCTGCCGCCGCGGATACCTGCACCGGGAGTACACAGGCAGGCCCGTCCACGAGTCGCTGACGACCCGCATCCCCTGGCGCACACGCACAGAAGCCCAGCACCGGCAGTCTCCGGGGAGGGGATGAATGCGGCTGTTCCCGCAGACTGGAGTCGGCCACTTCTGACGCTCGTCGAGCGTTCGCCAGTCGGGAACGCTCACGCCCCCGCCCCTACTCCGTGAACTCCTCCAGTGCCCGCGACACGCGATCGCGCGCTGCTGAGACGGTCAGGTAGGCGGTGCGGAAGGGATCGTTTTCGTCGAGCGCCTGCAACAGGTGGCAGTACAGGACATGAGCGAGGTCGCAGGCAGTACGCGAACTGCTGCCCTGGGCAATGTAGCCGAGCACGAGCGCCCGTTGTTCGCTGGACATCATCCATCCATTTCACACCAAAACCCCGGCAAAGTCCATCGGGTGCTTGGCTCCCTTGGACAGGTTGCAGTGTGAACACGAAACCACGATGTTCTCTGGTCCGTTGCCACCGCCAAGGAACAGCGGGATAACGTGATCGACGTGCTTCTTGCGCCATGCGACCTTGGCCCCACACCAATAGCAGCGGCCCTTCTGGCGGTCGTACTGCGCGCGGGTGTCGGCGGCGGTGTGCGTGCCCTCGGCGCCGAGTTTGCGCGCCTTCCTGCATCGTTGCCGGGTAGCAAACTCGGCCAAGTGGCCAACGTGATAGGCGCGCGACCGCTCCGCTATCTTCTCTCCATTGAGCTCACGATACCGACGGTTGGCTTCACACCGCTGTTCCCGGTGTTTCCGGTCGTAGGATCTATGGACCTCGGCAACTTTGTCAGGGTTCGCTTCCCTGTAGAGATGGCCGTATTCCGCGCTGGCCGCCCGGCAGAGATGGCACCGGCATTTGACGGTGTTGTAGCGACGCATTGTCCCGTGCGCTCTGAGAAGGTCAACTATCACGCGCCGAGCGTACCGACAGGCGTTGTTGGAGGAGGGAGAGGGCACGGGAGATGTGCCCACTATGTGCCCCGCTTATGGCTATAGGGTCCGTGGACCGGGCAGCAGACATCACGTCGATCGCGGGCTCGTTTACCCTCGGAAACCCTCGACGTAGACGGCTCTCGTGGACCACTCAGGAGACCGCCAGCGGTCTACGGAACCGAAGGTCGCAGGTTCGAGTCCTGCCGTGCGCGCCATCGATTTGCAGGCTAAGTGCAAGCCCTCGCTCGAAACCCTCGCCGCCGATGTGCCCCGGAAGTGTCAGACTTTCTGCGAAAGTCGCTTCTGCAGGCTCGCCGCCGCCGGGCCCTGGACGGCCAGTTTGGAGTGCAGATAGCCCTCCGTCGTCTTCATGTCGGCATGCCCCTGACGGTCACGGATCGTGAGCGGGTCAATGCCGTCGTCGCGCAGCCAGGTGGCGTGCGTGTGGCGCAGGGTGTGGAAGTCGGCGTCCTCGATGCCGAACTCCGCGAGCAAGTCGGCGAAGTGGTGCGTGAAGGTGTCCGGGCAACGCCGCTTGCCGTGCTTGCCCGGGAACACCCAGCCCTCGCTGTTCCATCCCCGCTCGCGCAGGGACCGCTCCTTCTGGCGCAGCCGCACAGCGCGTAGCTCATCCACGGCATCCGGCGGCAGCAGGACCGGCCGCACCTCCTCACCCTCTGCCTTCGTCGGTTTGAGGACAGGCCCATATCCCTTCCTCTGCACGAGATTCCAGCGAGCGTATAGGGCGCCGGCCTTGAAGTCGATGTCAGGCCACCTCAGGGCCAGCACTTCGCCGCGACGCAGGCCAGCAGACAACCCGGTGAGCGCGGGCCCGTAGAGGTCGTCACGCTCGCCACCCTTGCGCTTGGGCACCTTGGCGCGGGCAGCAAGGGCACCGTCCAGGATCTTCCTGACTTCCTTCACGGACAGCGACCGCCGCGGATGCCCGGCCCGCGGCTTCCTGCTCTTCACGGCCTCGGCGGCGTTCCACTCGAGGCGACGGGTGCGCACGCCGAAAGACAGCACGGAGCGCAGGCAGGAGAGGTGATGCTCGACGGTCATCGCGGCCAGGCCGGCGCGTCGCTTGGCGGCCTTGAAGCGCAGCACGTCAGTTGGCCCGATGTCTGCGGCGATGTCCTTGCCGAAGTACGGCACGACGTGCTTGCGCAGGATCGACTCATAGCCTGTCTGCGTGGTCGGCGAGAGCTCTGCCATGTGGAGATCTCGGTAGTCGTCGACGAGCCGCTCGAAGGTCTCGCCGGAGTAGGTGCGCTGGCCGCGCCGCTTGATCTTGGCTGCGAGCTGCTTCCGGGCTTCGCGGACGGCGACGCGCTCAGTACGCCCGATCGCATTCGCCCGCACCCTCCGGGCTCCACTACCCTCCGACTCGAACGCCCGCCAGCGTCCGTCCGGCAGCTGCGCCGTCCACCCCATCGGGGCAGTGTATCAGGAGGCGACGGCTCGTCATCAGTTGTCCACCCGACAGCACCACACGTGCTGCACGTGCAGCACGTGGCAGCGGCAGGAGAGCGCGCAGGAGAACGTCACGGCGAGCAGGTGGGGGCCAACGGCGACGGTCCAGCCGGTCGTGATGGGTGTCGGAGAGGCGGCCTTCACGCCGCGTCCCTCCTTGCAGGCTTGGGCCAGTCGAGCTTGTGGATCTTCGCAGCCTGGGCGGCCGGCACCTTGGCGATCGGGCCGCCGTAGGCCTCGCGAGCGGCGCACCACAGCAGGTAGGCGTCGACCTCGTCGTCCTGCGAGTGCGACTCGCCGAGGTGAAAGCGGCGGATGGCCGCGTTCAGCATGTTGTGCTTGGCCGCCTTGCCGTCGCCGGTGGCGAAGTACTTCAGCGTCGAGGGGTTCACCAGCACGGTCGTGATGTGGTGCTCGTACAGCCACAGCTTGAGGCAGCCCGCGAGCTCGTGGCGCTCTGCGGTGCCGGGGTAGTTGACCCCGAAGGCGTAGCCCTCGATGACCACGATGTCGACGCCGAAGGTGAGCTTGGTGATGGCGCGCACGATCTGGCTGATGCGGTCGTAGCCGCGCAGCTTGCACTGGATGAGGCCGGGGGCGCCGTTCAGGCAGTACCCGACGCTGGTGAGCGACAGGTCGAGGGCGAGGATGGAGGGGCGAGGGGACCGCAGTCCCCCGCCCTCCATCTCGAGCTGGTGGCTCACTGGTGGCACATTCTGTCGGGGTGTTTCCCGCACCAGAGCTCTGGTCCGGTGGCTGGGAACTCACATCCCGCCCGTTCGTTCTCTTCGTCGAACCATGGCTTCGGAGGGCCGACTCTGCAGTCGCCCATCTTGCTGGGCCGAAGCTCGCTCTTCACGATGTCGCCTTCCCGCCAGTAGTAGGGCTCTTCTCCCTGCGCCCACCACGGGCACGTTGTGCACGTTCCGCGGCCGCTCACGTGCCGGCCCTCCTCACCTCAACGTGCAGGACATTGCCGGGCAGGTGCCAGGCCGGATAGGCGCTGACCCACACCTCGAGTCCCGCCAGCTGCAGAGCCTCGAGATTGCGGATTCCATCGGGTCCAAGCCCGTAGGGCTGTCCGACCAGGCAGTAGGGCACGCCCGCCATGGTCCAGCGCGTCCCGTGGTCAAACCAGGAAGGATCGCCCCACGGCTGCCGCTTTCCTCTAAGCCAAGCCACCGGGTCTCCGCCGGCGTGGCTTTGGCGCAGGCCATGCCTCTTTGCCCAATCCTTCTTGAGGTCGACCGGGGGCAGGTCGATCCCGAGCGCCTTCACGATCTGCCCGTTGATCTCAAGCGCCGCGTCCAGATCGTCCTTCGCCATCGCCTGTTCGAAGTCTGCGTGGAGCTTCTTGAGCACCACCACCAGCTTTGCGTCGATCATGCGTCCTCACCGCTCTCGGCCTCGTCGCACTTGCCCTCGCCCTCGGGGTACTCCCACTCAGCGTCGGTGGTCTCGCCGTCTGTCTCAGGATCGGCCGGAATATCCCCGGAATCTTCTGCGCCCGTTTCGCCAACGGTCTCCTGCGTCTCATCGTCCACCTCGTCTACCCCGCCGCACCTCGGGCAGCGCGTCTCGCCGTGAACGACCTCCATGTACGTCTCGGTGTCCGCGGCGTCCTCGCAGACGTAGCGGCCCTCGAACTCGCCACTCGAATGCACGGCGAACACCGGGCAGCGGGCGCCGAGGCAGGTCCGCTCGTAGACGAGCTCGGAGGCGTCGCCGTCGAGCAAGGTCATCTCGGCCCACTCGCGGTCAAGCGAGCCGCTCGGTATCTGAGCCTGGTCGCTGATAAAGGTCAGCGTGCCCTTCTTGCAGTGCAGGTCGTGCATCTGCGTGAGGACCCGGGGCAGGTCGTCGACGCTGAACTTTACGTCGCCCTTGAAGTCAGGCTTCATGGCGCCGCAGCCGTTGAACTCAACGGCGAACGTGGTGCTCGGGAACGTGGTCTCGGTGTCGTCGCTCACGGTGGGTGTCCTCCTGGACGTCATGGCCGGCGCACCTGGCGCGCGTCGGCAACCTTGCGGGCAAGATCTGCGGGAATGATGGTGCGGGTGGGCTCGTAGGCGTCGGCGTAGATGAGGCCGGTGGCGTCGCGGTAGGCGCTCATCACGCCGAGGTCCTTCTCGAGGACCGCCGCGACGACCCAGATCTCGCCGTCCGGCGTCTCGACTGCGTCGCCGGGCTTGATCAACGCGGCGTACTCGTCTTCCCGGTCGTGGTCCGGGGGTGGGGTGGGCGTAGAATCTTCCATGTGATCGCCTCCAGGGGCGGTTGCCACGGGGGAGGCAGTTGACGCTGCGCTCCCCCACTTGCTGATGGTGAGCAGGGCAGGGCTCATGCGTCGTTGGCCTCGCGGCGCCTGCGCTCGAATCCGATGCCGTCTTTTGCACCCTCGAGGTAGGCGGACACCCGGCCCCTTCCGGCCAGCCAGCAGCCGAGCGCGGTGCCGAGGTAGAAGCAGGCGACCCCGGCGGCGAGGATGGCGAAGATCACGACGTCACCATCTCAACGTCGCAGCGGCACTCGTTGCCCCAGGTGTCCCAGCCGAGGCGTTGCCGCCTCGCGAAGAGCTCAAGGTAAGGGCCGGGGCTGGCGGACTCCACGAGGTCGAGGAATCCCTCGGGCTTCTGTGAGTGCCGGCGCGGCGCTGCCCAGTCGCCCACGCTGCCGACGTCGTTCACGTTGAACGGAAGCGACCCGCGCCGGCAGACTAGGATGATCTCGTGCTGGGGGCGCGGGAACTTGCCCAGGCCCATGCACGACTTGCGCCAGACCATCTCGCTCACGACCTTGAAGCCCCACGCCTCGGCAGTCTTGACGCCTTCGCCGATGCGGTTGAGCCCCGCGGTGACCCAGAGGTAGAGGTGTGCTTCGTCTTCGGCGAAGTCGACGACGGGGAGCGCGCGGATCTCGTCAAGTGTCTGGAGATGGTACGGGGCAAAGCCGTCGCGACCACGCAGGCCGCCCTTCGGCGCAAGTGGACGTGTGCGGTAGTCGCAGTCGCCAACAGCGGGCCACGGCGGGTCCGCCACGATGGTCCGGTACTTCACGACGCCTCCTCCTCGACCCGCTCGACGGCCGGCAAGGTCGTGCCGATGCGCACCGGCTCACCCTTCCGGCGCTTGTCGCGCTTCGTGCGCCGCAGCTCCTCGAGCTTGCGGTCACCGATGAGGTCGGCCAGGCCGAAGCGCAGCAGCCGCGACTTCATCACGGCGGCCACGTCCTGCGAGCCGTGCAGGTTGGCGACCGCGGCCACGACCGCTTGTTCGCAGATGCCGTCACGCTGCGGCCGCTCGAACTCACCGAAGGCGGCCTGGCAGGCGGCGCAGACGTGGGCGGCGTAGGCCTCGAGCAGGTGGTCGAGGTCGCCGGCGGTGCCGACCTCCTTCTGTTGTTCGGGGTGAAGACCGACCAGCATCGCCCGGCGCAGTGGCGCGAAGGCGCTGGCGGGGAAGTCGTGGGCCGGGCAGCGATTGCCGTCGCAGGTCCCCACGTTGTCACTAGTCGCGGTATCCAAGGCTGCCGCGCCGTCGCCTTCGGTGTCCCCTGGCGGCTCTGGCTCGTGCTCTTCATGCTCGATTGAGCATCCCCGCTCTGGCTTTGCGGAGTTATCCACAGGCTTCGGCGCAGCAGGGGGGGTAGGGGGGGTTCTTTCTTTCTCTCTATCTATCTCTCTCTCTGCCAGCGGTCGACCGGCGGTCGAACTTTGGTCGTCCTCTGTACGTCCAGCGGACGCACGCCTGTCGGCCGACCTTTTGCACTCGGCTGCCTTGCGTTCGACCATCTTTCCACCCCAGTCCATCCAGTCGTGGACCGCGAGCCGATCGACGCCGTTTTCGAGGTAGCCAGATGCCGTTGCCGCTGCCACGAACGCACCCTCTTCACCATCCCACCCGGCTCCGATCTCGACCTCTTCAGCGTCGAACCGGGACAGGTCACCGTCTGGTGCGAACTCGGCTGTGAACGACCACAGGCAGGCCATGTGTCCAGCAGCGGCAGCGTGAGGGATGGAGAGTCGCTTGGCCAGGCGCCGGGTCTTCGGATGGGTGAAGACGCCGGCGTGCAGCTTGATCCACTCGCTCATGGCCTCACCAGCCCTCTCAGGTCGAGCTGTTCCAGGACCTCGAGCTTGCGCAGCGTGCGCCTCGTGATGTTCTGCGATCGTGCGATCTGCAGGCT